TGCCATGCCGCCGGCAGCCGTGGCAGCTGCGGCCATGGCCGGCAGAAACACGCTGCCCAGCTTGGCGCCGGCGTCCTGAATCTTGGCGTTAGCACGCTCTTGGGCGCCGGCCGCGCTGTCAGCCTCGCGGGCAAACTGCCCGGTGGCGTCAGCTGTCTGCTTTTGCAGCAGCGCCATGGTGGCTGTCAGCGTCGCATTCTTGTCTGCTTCGCCGGACAGCCCGGACAGCCCTAGCTCTGCTTTCTTGGCCTGGATGGCTGCGTCATTGATGCTGACGCCGTAACGCTCGATGGGGTCACGCTCGCCGCGCAGCAGGCTTGACAGCGCGCTGACAGCGTCGCTGGTGCTGCCGCCGAACATGGCGGCAAGGTCTGCGCCTTTCTCAATCAGCCCGTTGGTGCTGCCGGCAACTTGGTCCATGGGCACACCCATGTTTTTGAGCTGTGAACCGATCACTGATGCCATCTGCTGGTATGCGCTGCCGGACAGCCCAAGCTTGTCTGCGGCCGTGGCTGCAAACGCGTTGACGCTGGCAGCGTTGCCCTTGAACACGCTGTCAACGGCGCCGGCGTTCTGCTGCGCAATGCTGGCCATGTCGCCGGTCTTTTTGGCGAACGCCAGCACGGCGGCGCCGGCAGCTGCCGCCGGCACCGTGGCGCGGTCTAGTCCTTTCTCGAACTTGTCAAGCCGGCCGACAGTCTCGTCTATGCCCTTGTTGGCCTCTTTCGTCTCGGTGACGATGCGGACGGCCAGCACAGCTGTGCGAGACATTGCGGCCTACTTTCTGTTGCGTTCTTCAAGGATTGTCAGTGCGGTGGCTATCGTCTCGGTTGATTCGTTCGCCCATAGTGCCGGCGCAATGTTGGTGGCAAGCGCCAGCTCGACTATCAGCCGGTAACGGCTGCCGGCTGGGTAGGGTCCACGTTGACGTCCTCGGCCAGTGCCTCGGCCGGGGCCACGGCGCGGCCGTCCACGGTCAGCACCTTGACCTCAACGGCAACTTTCATGAACTCGTCAAGGTTCTGCTTCGTGGCGCCGCTGCGGTGCATGGCGTGCCATGCAAGGAAAGTCATGTAAAGCATGGGCGCCTCGTTGAACGCCGGCCAGCTGCGGCGCGGCCGGGTGACGTCCCACTGGATGGCGTCGCGGTTGTCGGTCTGCACGGTGTACTCGGTCAGCTCGTCGGTGCCGGCTGTCTCCACCAGCACCAGTACCTTGGGCGCGGAAAGCTGTGTCATGGGGTCATGCTCCTGTTACTTGGTCGATGATCTTTTCAATGCCGGCGTGGTAGCGGTCCAGCCAGACCGGCTCTGTTTTTTGGGCTGCCAGCGATACCCACGGCTGGGGGGTGAAATTGCCCTTGTGCCAGTAGTGCACCACCGGGCCGTAGGGGGTCCTCGCGTTGCCCACCCTGATGATGGCTGACTTCTGCGTGGCGCCGGCGCGCAGCGTGCCGCCCAGCTGGCCGCTGACGCTTGGCGCGCCGGCTTTGGCGACGGGCAAAACGATGTTGGCGACGTCGCGGTTGACGGCGGCAAGCTCTTTCATATCTGCGCCGGCTTTGCGCAGCGTAGAGCGTAGCTTGGCGCCGCCAACCACGGCGTAGAGCTTGCCGGCCGTCATGGCTAGACCACGGTGCCAATGGCCGGCGGTCCAACCAGCTTGAACTCAAAGTCAGACGTCGGCTTGCTCTTGACGTCGCCGCCAATCTCGATGGCCTCAACCGTCAGGGTGCCGGTGATCTCCTTGCCCATGGCGCTGTTGGGCGCGTAGGCAAACGGCATATCCTGGCCTCGGTTGTCGAACAGCCATTCGGTCTTGCTGGTGGTGGCGCCAAAGTCCTGCAACATGGTGCCGGACACGGTCCAAGACTCGGTGCGGTCGCCGGACACTTCGCCGCCGTCCAGCACATAGACGGCGTCGCCGACGTCCACGGACGGCACCAGCCGCAGGCTGGTCACTTGCCCGGAAAACACTGTCAGGTCAACGTCGCTGCCGATGGTGAAGCGGCCGGGGCCTACGGTAATTACTTCTGTTGCCATGGTGGGTTAGTCCTCCGTTAGTTGTGCGTCGATGCTGATAAGCAGCGCCGGCATGGCGTCGGCGCCGTGGTTGGGCAGGTTCACCATGACGGGCTGCGCCTCGCCGATCGGCAGCGCGGTGCGCAGCTTGCCCAGCTGGTCGCCCAGCGCGTTGAGTGAATGCACGGCGCCATGGTCCGGCGCCACTAGGTAGACGTCAAAACGCATAAACGCGGTGTCGGCGTCCATGACGTCAAAGCTGACGACGCCGGGTGTTACCCAAGCGCCGGGCAGATTCAAGTTGCGGGGGTCCACAGCCGCCGGAACGCCGGCGGCTGTGATCTGGTCCGCAATGTCTTGCAGCGCGGTGCCGATGGTCAACATGATGGCCTAGCAGTAGGCGTAATACTGGAACTCTGCGCCGTCGCGCTTGCCTAGGAAGACTTCTTCCCACCAGTTGTAATCCACGTACATGAACACTGGGCAGTACGTGCCGCCGGTCTGCACCTTGTATGGGCTGCCGTAGGTGGCGGCCTGCGCTGCGGTGGTGCTGGTCAGCACCATGGCGCCGGCCAGCGCCGCTGCTGCGGCTGTCTTTTTCATCTTGCTAAGCATGGGTTGCTCTTTCTGTTGTTATCCGATACGGGGTGCTGCAAAGCCGTCCAGCCGCAGCAGCCGGCTTATATCGCTGTCATAGCGGGCCACAAAGCTGGTGCCGGCGTCGGTGATGGCCTCCACGCCGCTGGGGCTGTTGCGCCGGCGGTACATGCGCGCTGCCAGCATCTTGGCGCCTAGCACGGTGTCGTCGGCGTGCACCATGACTTGTGCGCCGTCGCCGTCCAGCACGGCAATGCCGTCCACAATCAGCGGCACCAGCGGCAAGCCCAGCCGGCCGACAAACGCGTTGGTGGCTGCGGTGGCGTCCTCTAGGGCCGGGTCTGTGGCTGGGAGTCCCAGCCACAGCCGCACGGCCTCAGTGGTGACTACGTCCACGGCTTAGACAAGCCCGTCGTCAGAGACCCAAATAGCGCGGGGGTCATGCACGATGGCGCCGGCGTAACCAAACACGCCCAAGTCAACGCCGCCACGCGGAATGTCCTGTGCCGTCACTCGGATGGGTGCCGAACCTGCTTCATAGTAGGTGGCGGCGCGGCTGTCGGCGCCAAGAATCTGGCCGGCTGCCAGCCCAAGGTTGGCGCTGAAAGACACGCCGCCGGCGCGGCCTTTCATGCCGTCCAGCTCGACGCTGCCCTGCTGCTTCAGCCACCACGGCACCTGCGCCTCGGGAAGATTGATAAATTCCTCCCACGCGTCAACGCCAAACTGGATGGTGGACAGCCGGGCGCCGATCTTGGCAGCCTCCACGTTGAACTGGGACAGCGCGCCCAGCACGGTGGTCACGCCCAGCACTTCGGTTGCGCTGGCAAGGATCTGCTCGCCGAACCAATCTTCGGTCTGCAAGCGGTAGTCTGCCGTGGCGCCTCGGAACACTGATTCGATGTAGTCAGCTGCCCCAAGGTCAATGTACTTGCGCGCCACGTCCCAGCCGGCGGCAAAGTCCTGCGCGTCGGACTCGGCCGGCACCGTCTTAAGCGCGTTGCTGGGCACGTCGGTCTTGTTGCCGGCGTAGCGTCCAACGGTGGGACGGTTGGCAAGGTCCCACTTCCAGCCATAGACCTTGGTGCCGGTCAGCTTGCCGGGGGTGCCGAATGCGTCAATCAGCGGCCGGTCGTCGCGGAATGCCTGCCACAGCTCGCCGATGAAAGACGGCCGCAGGAAACCCTCGCCGGCGTCGTCAGCGGGGATGACGTCAGTAAGTGCCGCTGACAGCTGCGTGGCCGGCAGCCCTGCGCGCAAGTGGTCAATGACGATGCCGGCGGCTGCCGACAGGTCCATGCCGCGCCGGCCTCCCACCTGAATGGGGGATGCCTGCGCCTCGGCTGCCGTGGCGTGGCGGGTTGGAACCGTCGCCGGCTGCGCCTGGGGGGTGGCAGCAGCCGGCGCCGGGGTCTGTGCTTCGGCTGCCGCTGCGGCAACCTGTGCCACCGGGCTGCCGGGGGTCTGCGCTGCGGCAAGCGCGTTGGCACGCATTTCTTCTACGGTCATTACTGCCTCTTTCCGGTTGGCTGCTACGTCGTGCACCAGCGCGTTTTCAAATGCGGGGATGGTAACTAGGGAAACTTCTTTCAGCGTTGACGCGTGCACCAGCAGGTTGCCCTCGTCGTCAAAGCTGTATTCCTGCAAGTGGACGCCCACGCTAAAACTGTCGCGGGTGCCGTTTGCGGCTTTGGTCAGCGCGTCGTCACCCTCGGCGCCCTCGGGCACCTTGAACGTGGCTT